GTTATATCACGAAGTGCCTGCCTGTAGGTAGCCCATGCAGCTTGATCAACTGGGGCGTCAGGAAGCTGTGTCCAATCAGATGCAGCCAAGAGCCTGTTGCGTTCAGCACGGGCTTGGTCTTCTGTCGGCGGCGCTGGCTCTGGCTCAACGTATGGCGCGATATCAATACCCGGCTCAATCAGTGCATCGTAGTGGCGGTTGCCACCAACGGCGGGGATAGAGAGTTCCATACCGTCCACCGTTGCGGTGATTGACCCAGACTTCATGTAACGTGCGTTCAAGATTTCCATGATCATAACTCCGAGTCCGCACCTACGCGATGGGTAAAGTAGAAAGATGTGCCAGAGGATATAGCGAAAAAGCTTTTGTAACCATACACGGTTATCATGTTATATGTTCTCGCTCCAATATTGCCGCTGGTTTCTTGTACAGAAATTTCAGCAATAGATGGAGTTCCTCGTTTTGTAACGCTAAACTTTCCGTATACCTGTTCGAAGCTAGATGCCGAAGTTAAGCCCCCGCTAGATGCCTCAAGTATTTCGTAATACCGCTGACACCGCGCCAACTCAGGCCCAAGCTCAGGCTGCTTGTACAGGCTCACTGCATCAGTGGTGTGCGTACCGACTTTGATGTGGATACCCCACAGGTCAACGCCGATGGTTTGGATGCCAAGGGAGTTGGTGCGGGCGTTCCAATCTGAGCCAGCCGAAGTCCAGAATAATAGACGCAAATAGTCATTACCGTCTGTTCCAAGTGTTTTTCCTGTGATCGACGGGACGGTCATAACCACGGCAAAGGGTGCAAAAGAACCCGTCAAGGTTACAGTAGTTGGAGATATAGCTGTCACAGCGGCAGACGGTGATCCACCAGTGCCAAAATTCTGAGCACCCTCAACAGCCATATTCCCGCCGCCGCTTGAGCGTCTTGCCCAACCAAGAACAGTGATTGTCTGTCCAGCGTAGGGACGAACACCCTCAATGCGTTGCTCAGTGATGGCATAGTGAGCCGCAGTGCTCTGTCCGCTTACTGTCTGGCGCAAAAAATATGTCGGGCTGTTTGATCCCAGCGTATCACCCAATGCAAACGCCTGACGGGACTGAGTTACCGTCCCACCATTGAGCGAATTAAGCCACCGATCAGCGCCATATACAGCAGTCGTAAAACTCGTCCCACGCTGCCAGAAATCAAACGCGCCGTTGATGATGCGGTTCTCAGGGTCCAAGATGCCCTGACGCAGTGGGATGCCGTTGATCGTTGCCGTGTTGCCACCAGCAGCGTCAATGATTGCGTTGGCGCGTAGAGTTGACATCAGTTAGCCCTCATACATGATATTGACAACGCCAGCGTCAAAGGTGTCGGTCCCGTTGGCAGTGGTAAGGCGAATACGGTCAACCGTCCCTGCAATGGTCACATTACCGCCACACGCATCTGCAAAGTTTGCAGCCGACTTACTGGCTCCAGATTGAATAAATAGCCCACTGCCAGCGTTCAATATGAACATTGCACCAGAGCGAATGTCTGCGGTCCCAGTCCCATAAAAGACAAATCCATTTGTTGCTGATTGACCCGTAGAGGCAGAAAGATACCCAGTGGATACAATCCCACCCGAAGTGCCAAGTTGCACAATAACGGAAGACGTACCGCTGGTCGAAACGCCAGACACCATTACCGTAATGCGCTTGGCCCAACTTGGAATATCAGTGAAGTTGAAAACCGTTCCACTTGTCGTCGCAACAGATGTGCCAGTTACAATCGTGCCGCCAGAGATGGTCTTGTTTGTCAGCGTCTGCGTTGCATCAGTACCCACCAATGTGGTGGTGGCATCAGGCAGCGTCAGCGTCTGATTGGTGCTTGTCGCAGGAGACGCGATGGTGAAGGTGGCTGTACCCGATGCGTTGGGTGTCAGTGCGATGTTGCTCATGTCGATGCCCTATCGGCGGCTAGGGACACCAAGGCGTTCTCAAAAGCAAAATCGACAATGCCTTCCCGTGTGGCTGGGATTTGGATACCATTGTCCAAGCAGTGCTTTGCAGTGATCTGCACAATCTCCTCAATAGCAATCCTGCACCGTTCATGGACTAGGTTTTCAATCCAATCTTGCTGCGAAAAGGCGGCATAGCCCAGAGCTTTAGTTTCAGCATCAGTTAGCTCAACCGTGTATTTCATGTCCGTCTCCTAACCAATCAGATGCCCAGTGAACTGCGTGTGGTCACCGCCATTAAAAATTGTTGCGCTTGCACCAGCAACATCTCGAACTCGAACTTCAACGTAGTCATTTGCCGCCAGAGATATCTGCGTGGACAACCCAATTCCGCTAATGGCAACACTCTGAAGGAAAAATATCTCCATTGTCCCGTTTACGGAAAACCCCGTTGGCGCATTTGTGTTTCCGGGGTTTAGGTAAAGTTGGAACGTAAACGCATACAGGCCAGCAACGGGAGCAGTGAATCGCCCGTTTGCTGTGTTGTACGAGGAACCAACATTGTATGCAGCGGTGTTGAACACAACCACCTGATTACGTGTGTATGTTGTCTGTGACGCCAGACCCTTGGCAATAAATGCTGGCTGGAACGGCGTTGTAATTCGACCTGAAGCGTCAATCCGCATACGCTCTGTGCCAGAATTTCCAAAAGTTAGGGCATTGGAGTTGTTTGCAGTAGAGCCATTTGCGATATCCCAGTAAGAGCCAAAACTAGAAACCCTAATAGATGATTTAGCCGAAGACCCAGAGTTTTGATTGGATATTGCCATAGTGCTTTGTGCATTTTGATCTAAAGACACAGTAAGCCTATCCGCTGGCAAAGCAGTGCCAATCCCCACGTTGCCGCTGGCATTTATGACCATAGAGTTGTCAGGTGCGCTTGCGTTTATGACAACTGGGCCACCCGTGGAGATGATTTCAGGTGTCGTAATTCCTGCGGTTCCGTCCAATGTAATAGGCATTTACAGCACCACCCATCTTGCGCCTGAAGAAATCGTGACCGTGACGCCAGCGTTGACTGTCACAGGGCCAGCAGACATTGCGTTCTTCGTGGACGCGATTGTGTAATTCTTTGTCACAGACTGATTGTTCTCATAGAACATATCATTGGCAGGGAAGATGTCCTGAGCGGCAGCGACCACATAGACCACAGCACTGCCTGTGAGCGTGATGGCAGAACCACCAGAACTGCTTTCACTTGGCGTCCGAGTCAGCGTAGTCCCAGATGAGGTGTAAGTGCCAACACCGATTTCCCAGTTGTTGACTTCCTCAATGACATACCGAACCGTCTCACCGTCCAAAACCCCTGCCGCAGCAAAGGTCTGGTATCCAAGTGATGCAGAGCCAAGAGTGATGGTTCCCGTGCCTGTAGTGGCCGTGGTCATCTTTGCACGGTTTACAAGCGTGGTCATGGCTACCTCTTAGCTGATACGAATAATCGCGTCCGACGCGGTGGCCGCAGGAAACTGGATGGTAAACGTACCCGAGGTGGAGATTTTGTCCCCGCCAAAGTCCAAAACAGCGACCGACGGGTTGGTAAAGGTGTGCGTCGGAGTCGTGTTATAAATCAGGGCCCCGCGGGCGGTGATCGTTGCCGACGTAAACGAGAGGTCGTCAAAATCGGTGAATGCCGTGGTGCCAGAAGTGGTCGGGCTGATATTGACTAGGGTACCGCCGCCAGCAGAGTAGGTGCCAGAGTTCGCAACCTCGTTGGACGAGGTGTAGGCGGTTGTGGTCGCATCCAGCGTGGCCGCGCTCGAATACAGCGCAAGCTTAAAGGTGTCTCCCCCGCTCGAGCGGAAGTCGTGGACACCCTCTAGGATTTGATCCTTGAACGAAGTGCACATCGCCTGAGTAATTGCCATCTCGGCCTCCTATAGCTTCTGAATGGCCGCAGCCAGTTGTGGGTGCCCAGCCTCTACGAGCGCAGTATACACGGTAACGCGGTCGTTGGTAACTGCCTCTTTCATATAAGCCGTTACGACCTTGAGAAGCGAAGCTCGGTAGGCCAAAGCCTGATCCCTGATCTCCTGTGGAGCAGAGTCTGACACGCTGATAAGCTTGTTCACGCACCGAAGCGCGACCTCCTCGGGCGTCTGACCTCGGTTATCCGTGGTCGTGACCGTCACGATGGGTGTTAGGGGGAGGTTCATAGAGGCTGAGAACATTACTGTTTCCCTCGAATAACCATGCCCGTGCGATACTCGTCAGTGACCTGACGTGCTTCACCCAGCATCTTGAGACCAATCAACGACTCTTGGAACCGCTTGTCGTAAGTTGCCATCATGTCTGGGTCGCCCTTGAGGAAGATATAGCCCTCGACCATTGCTCCATAAAACAGGGTCAACTCAGCATTGATGCTGAGCCATGTGGTTCCGCTGTCCGATCCGGCCGTCAGGCTGGCTGGGCGGTAAAAATAGTGAAGCTCCATGACGTAGTTGTCGTCAGGCGTCGGGCTCAGGATGAAGTTTTCATTGTCAAACTGGGCGTAGTACCTCGGAGAACCCGTCGTGCTTGAATCAGGGGTGTACTCCTGAGCAAAGCTCACGTCCTTAAATTCCGCAAAGACCTTGTCGTTGTCATCACCCATGTAAGACAGGGAGAACGGGGCAAGGAAGTCGCTTGGGGAGGCCAGATACTTGTTCCCAATCGTGGCATTGGCCGTAGCGTTCTTGCGGAACAGACTCAGCTGCACGTTTTTGAGAATCCGCTCTTCGGACATCCGAATGAACAGGGGGAGGTTGGTGACGAAGCTGGTCTCCGTGGTCTCGAGATAGTCCTGCAGAGCCTGCTTCAACTGTCCGTATGTAAAACTCATGTGATCACCACCGTGACAAAGCCGAGATTGGTGGTCATCGGGTAGATGATCGCCACTGGCGGGAAGACAGTATTGCCCACGGAGACGTAGACGTGTCCTTCCTCCGGATCAGGGCGAGGGTTTTTGAGGGCCTGAGGATCAGGCGACACCTTTGGCGGGTACAACTGCGGATGCTTCGGATCGTATTCGTCCGGCCCCACAACTGCTCCTGTCCACTCTTTTCGCATGTCGCGCAGGCGATATCGAACGCCTGAGCGGTCCGAAATACCCCAAGACTTTTTCCCTGTTGCGTACATGCGTTAGCCCCTCATGTAAGGCCTGCCGGGCTGCAGCTTGAGAGGGACACGATCAATGTCCTCGTCCGCCGCCCGCTGGAACTCTTCGTCGTATACCGCCTTCAAAAGACCCGTGCGCTCGGGGGCCCTCTTCATTGAGATGTAGTAAGAGAGGCCTGCGACCATGCAAGGCAGGAAGCGGAACGGGATGTCATTCGTGTTGGTCAGGGAGTCGGCGTCCTGCATACGACGAACGTAATAATACCGAATCTGGTCCGTCGAGTTCTCAGGGGCAGCCCAGAGATACATCGTCGGAGTGATCGTCCTGTCAAGGAAATACTGGCTTGGACGCCCCTGAGTGGTCTTGTTCGGCAGGGTGAAGTATTCCGTG